TGCCTCCTTTTAAATCGACACCGTTTAGTTTTAGCTTTCCTTCCTTAAAGGGTAGGTAGTTGAGTTCTAATCTTGCTTCTACTCTTACTCGTGCATCAAATCCCCCTACTATATCATAATTGTAATAGTGTTTAAAGATTCGATTGTTAGTCGGTGAAGCAGGAAGTGAGAAATCCCTTGTAAACGGAGTAAACACCTTCTCGATGTCCTTGACGTTCTTAATGGTCTGAGTAATAGATACAGATTCGTCTTGGAACAAATCAACTCTCTCCCCTGATATGTAAACTTGTAGTGTCTGCATTATCTTACGTTCTGTACTGCGTCAAATGCGTATTGCGCTTCTATTGTGTAAGCAACTAAGCTATCATTCAATCTGTTCTTAAACTCTACCGAAGATGTCTGTACTTGGATAGGGTAAACTGTACCCCCTTGAGTAAGCCACACTTTCTCGCTCATCATTAACTCCTTAATAGGCTCGTTATAATCCTGAGACACATAGCCTGTGTTTAGTGTGATTCTTTCTCTACCTGTTACGTTTAGATTCGTGTATTGGTGTTGTGTAGTAGAGTAAGAGTTAGTGCCTGCGTTATATACACTTGACTTATAGGTCTCAGCAGTTCTTGAAACACTTTCGATATTCTTAGCGAAAAAGAACAAGTCTTGTAGTGCGCCATGCTTGTTATAGAATGTCACTTTAAGTGGGTTGTACTTAGAGCAATCAATCACCTCAACAGGCACGTTTATATCGCCTGTAATGGTTTCTATAAGGACGTTTGATACATTACCTACACTTGACAAATTAACGCTCGCATACGCTATCTTAGAGTCTGTATCTGACGTTGAGGTTGTAGTGACTACTGTTGTTGTGTCTCCCGTAAAAGTTACATCCGCTACGTCTTCTGATAATACAGGCACAACTAAGGTCTCGCCATCAGGAATGAATATCTTGTTATTAGAGAATAGTTTGTTACGTGAGCCTTGATTCGTGTTTACGGTATTGTTTTGTATTCCCCCATCGTACTCTACATATCCTGCAAATGCTAAGTAGTCATCTTGACCACTCGATACCACTCCACCCGCTGCATTGTAGATGATGTAATCTAATCTTACCCATACAGGCTCATTGTTGTATCCTGAGAACTCTGTAGTGATGTAGTCTCTAATCAACTCTGAGAGTTCGAACACCACGTAGTTGTTAGTGCCGAGTTCTGTCTTATTTAACTCGTATCTCTCTACAGCCGATGTTACCAAGCCTGTACCTATCTTGACGCTTAAATCAGCACTCGCAAGGTTAGCGTTCGTTAGCTTGTAATAAAACGGACTTCTTATGTTAATCTTTGTTGCCATCTATGTCGTAAATTCTAATAAATCGTCTATATCTAATGCGAAGGCATCTACTACTTCAGGTGGAAGATTAGTGAACGCTTTCTCGAATGGTTTAGTAAAGAACATACTTGCTCTTATTCCTTTCTCGTATATACTCTTTGCTATTGCGTATTTTAAACTGTCTCTCTTAATGAATCTTCCTTGCTCGTCTCTTACTCCTTTAATTCCTCTTCTGATAACCCACTTATCGAGTGCAGCTGTAGGTATGGTCTTAAATCTACCTGAGTATTCGAATCTTGAGTTTCTACTCTCAGGATAACTCGACTTCGAACCCCTCACACCCTCATCGATAAACATCCCGTACTCCTGCATTATAAACTCCAAACTAAACGAGTTCTTAGATACCTTTAAATCGTAGTCTAAGCTATTGTACAGATTCCCGCTTGCGTTTCTCTTTTGCTTAGTGAGATTCGTCTTCGCTTGTTGGATAACGTACTTAGCGAACTTGTTTAAAGCCTTTTGAGTTTCAGCAAACATTGACATCGTTTTCTATGACTATGTCCATTGTTGCAGTCCACCCTGCTATCTGATTCTCGAACCTATCTCTAAAGGGTTCTATTACTACATCGTCTAATACTTGGTATTTGTCTACGTATAAGTTCCCGATTCTTAGTTTCTGAATGAGTTTATTAAGAACTGCGAGTTGAGTGTTTAAAACGTCCTGTTCGTTGTCGTTGCCTACAAAGATGTTTACGTCTTCGTCTTTAGAAACGTCTACAATGTCCATAGCAAGAACTGAGATATTAAACGTCAGTACCGTATCATTACTTGTAACCGAGTTTACTATGATGTGTGCTAAAGGGAATATCGTCTGCTTGTTTAAATCGACCTGTGTGATATCACCATAGGTAACGGTGTTGCAGTTCACATCCGCTTGGAGTGTTTCTCGTATCTTATCTGTTACTCTGTAGAATCCGTTCATTTAAACTTGCTTTTCATTTGTTGTGCTTCTATCTCTGCTTTCTCCTTCTCGAATGTTAGCAGGGTAAGGCATTGGTGTACGTTTAGTTCAGTGATATTCTCAAATCGTCTAATATCGCCTTGAGCGAGTGCGTATATTGATTGATACCAACCCCACTTTCTTCCGAATTGAGATACTGCACTATACGACTCTCCTCCTGTTCCTCCAAATAAGATATCATAGCCTTCGATAAGTCCATCCCTAAACGGTAAAAAAAAAGCACCGCTCCGAGTACAGCATCCATTGGCATCTTTCTCATCATCTCTGAATCAATGATTTGATAATCGACTATATTGTACCTCTCACCGTACTTAGACTTAATCGGTCTGTATAGTACCGCCATCGCTTTGTGGATGTTCTGCCAATCACCCAAGTAAGTATCTAAATCAATGTACTCCCCAAAAGACATATCGTCTAAGTTAGGAATGAAGCCGTACTCTACACCGTCCATGAAGAACGTCCTAACGAGTTGAGGTTTGTCGTTTAGTGTCTCGGTTAAGATTTGAACTACACCGTCTACGTCTTTGTATCTTAGATTGTACGCATCACTTAACTTAACCCCGCAGAATATCTCAAGCATCTTCAGAGCCATAAACTCCTCTGTTACTTCTCCGTCATATAACTTGACGAATTTCTGATATTGCTCTAATCGAATCTCACGAAGAGAATCAGGCACGTTGATTTCTACTTTCATACTATTGTATATCTATATAACGAAATTGAAGATTGATTTTAGTTTCCGAATTTGAAACGATTTCGCTTCCGAGTTTGTGAGCCGTAAAAGGAGGATTTACACCTCATCGTAAGTCTTACCCCTTACTAATGTTTTTATTTTGTAAGGTTATAGTATAAAAAAAGACAGCCTTACGGGGCTGCCTTCTAAACCAAACTTTAACTCTCACCTAAATGTAATGCTTTTTTACTTTATCAAAAAGACTTCGGTAAGATTTTTTTTGAGCATCACCGTTATGTTCCATTAAGAAACTTCCCTTAATGAGTAGTTGATAGACAATGTACAATTCTTGCTCTGTTAATGATAAACGTTTGTTCTTTGGTTTATCTGACTGCGTAGCTTCCATAATTAGGGTTTTTAAGTTGGTAACTGATTGCGTATCTCGCTGCATCTATTAAGTGATTGTGGTCGTCTATTGGAGTGTTGCTCTTCTTCTCTAACCACGAGTAGTTGTTTAGTTCCTTTATTAAGTTCGTAGAGTTAGGGTCTATTATCAAGTCGTAGTCTTGCATTAAACTAATCCCGTATGTGACCGACCCCTGACCTTTGACTGCTTCTTTTATGTTGCACTCACGTCTTAGTTCTGTAATCAATCTCGGTTCAGCTGAGTCTCCTATGATTAACCCATCACCTGCGTATTGCCTATTTAAACGGCTTATCTCGGACGTTGTCAGTCGAGGTAGGTAGAAACACTCTTTTAGGTATATTCGTTTGTTAGACTTGTCTATATTGGTCTCTATTAAGGTCGTAGGGTCATTGCTGAATCCGTAATCCTGACCCCATACACTATTACCTATTCTTTTAAACTCTCCTATCTCCCAATTACTAAAGATAACCCCCTCTGCTTTGTCTAACCACCCACCTAAGATTTGATGCTTGTATTTCTCAGGTCTTCTAAGCCTCATAGCTTCCACCTGCTGCACGAATGAATCATTTAGGTGTTCGAGGTTGTCTAAGTAAGTAGAGTGTATGTAAGTAGTGTCTCCTTTCGTTATGTTGCTTCCTTCTTGTATTCCTCTCTCCTCGAAGAACCTCTTGTAAATGAAATGCTCCTTAGTGGTAGGGTTAAGAATGAGTAGAATCCTATTTGGTCGTTTATTAGACCTTATCGAGAAGTCAATAGTGTCAAACTTCTTTTCGTCTGTTAGTTCCTCAGCTTCCTCTAAGACCCAAGTCGTAACTCCTTGAATAGATTTAAGTGATGCTGTTTGGTCTCCGCTACTTGTCTTGATTCCTTTAAATACTATCCTACTTCCTGTAGCTTTGTTTACGATTTCGTCTTTAGTGATGTAGAATTGAGATTCGAATCCTAATAACTCAATCTTCTCTAAGAACTCAGGTATGATAGATATGCCTGCTGAGGTTAATGTGTAGCGTGTAAATAGAATTACATGGTCAGTCTCGAAGGTAAGTAACAAAAGAATAACCGAGATGTTAAAACTCTTCCCACTTGCTCTTCCGCCTGTAATTACAAAGTACCTACTATCGGAGTCTCTAAAGACTTCGTATTTCTTCTGTAGCTTAATCAAACTTTAGTATATCCCTGAAGTTTATGTTAAACCCTTCAGAGGTAAGATTGACACTTTCTTTTGGCTTACCATAGCGGTAATTGAAATACAAGGTTAAAGCACGTTGGTCTCCCTCCTGTATCTTTCTATGTAATATTTCTACTACCTCCTCTTGGTCTATGATTGCGTCTAAGCGTTCTATGAGTTTCTTCTCTTCCTCTTTTGGCTTACGTCCTGCTCCCTCTCTTTTACCTCCTAAGTTTGACATCTGAAAAAATATTGATTAATCAACTACTTATATAACGAATGAAAATGCAAATTTTGTTCTAAAACAATCGTTGCTGTGCTTGGTGCTGTTCTATTCTCTTTAGTGCAGCTTCGTAATAATCTTTATCCAACTCGCAGGCTGTTAAGTCGAATCCTAAGTTGTGACAAGCTATTGCTATGCTTCCACTTCCTAAATGCGTGTCTAATATCTTATCGCCTTCTTTAGCGTAGTTCATTAAAAGCCATTCGTATAATCTAATAGGTTTTTGTGTTGGGTGAAATCTATCCTCCTTGTTTTTCATATCGTACTGTAGCATACCGTTCCAAGTTACTTTTATTTTACGAAGTCCTTTTTTAAAACTCGTAAAAGCCAATTCACCATCACTAAATCCATTATCACCATTATCTTTATCCCAAAATATCCACCCCATACTTGGTGGCAAATACATTGTCATATAATTAGCACCCCAAATTATCTGATTTTTACTGACCCTAAACAATTCATCAAAGTACTTCTCGTTTGGTATTTCACTATCCCAATCCTTAATTTGATAGTCTCTTTTCTTAGCAGCAGCATTGCCGTATTTACTCCCCGATTGCTTACCCGCTATCTGAGAATGATTAATACCATAGGGTGGGTCTACTATTGCAAGGTCAAAGTGATTGTCCTCGTACCTTACCATTAGTTCCATATTGTCCTCGTTGGTTATCTGTACACCCATCTTACTAAACACTTAACTATTATTGCAGCTTCTACTGATGCTATTATTAATGCGGATGTCATTAGGTATTTTATTATCCTGCCTTCTTCAAGGATACACCTAAGTTCTTGGATATGTTCCATTTTCTTTTTGGTTGTGTGAACTGTTCTACCTTACTTAAATCGTGAAAGGTCTGTATGTAGTTCTCGTTGTATATACTGTCTAACATTATTTGTGCGTAGGCTTTGTGGTACTCATCTGTTGCTGTTTCAATCCACTTCTGATAATGCGATGTGATTATCGCTAATCTTTCTTCTTTGTTTCTCATATCGTCAAAAGGTCTACTAAGTATTTTACCTCATCTAATTTCTCTTCAGGTACTTGGTCTACTTTGTTTTTAATGTATCTAATCTTAAAGTCTGTCTTAGTGTCAAAAAGATTAATCGCCTTATCGTACAGTTCTTTTAGCGGTGTGTTGAACGGAACATATACAGGCTCGAAGTTTCTGACTGCGTGAATCAAAGTAGCGTGGTGTATCTCGTACCCATGCTGCGAGTAAATAATCTGTATGTCTCTTAGTCTGTAACCTAAGTAGGTCTTTAGCATATACGTAAATAAAGCCCTTGCTTCTACGTATTCTCTTTTGCGTGTGTTTCTAAAGATGTCTAATCCTGTTTCGTCTTTAATCAACTTAATCAATCGTTCTACTCTTCTCTTCATCTTTTAGTTTTTCTATGTAAAGTGTTGCATCCATCAGTTCTTCTTGCAGGTGTTGCAGCCACTCTAAGTTCGTTAAATCGTTTCTATCTAATGTTGTTCCGTATTTCTCTAAGCCACGTTCTGAACGTCTCTTAAAACTGTCTATAACTCTCTTTACTATGCTGTCCATTAAAGTATGCCTTCTAAATAGTATTGGTCTAAGTCTGCTGCTTGTAAGAAGTAAGTGTCGTATACCTCTAATGCTGCTTCTACTTTCTGTTCACCTGCGTGGTAAAATTCTTGTGAGCAATGATAAATAGCGATGTCTAAACTCTTCTTGTCTACTGCTAAAAATACAAAGTCTTTATAATCTATCCCAAACAAATTTGCATAAAGATAGCATTGTACGTCGTAAGAATACTTCTTAGCTGAATACGGGAACGCTTTAATGTCTGTAGTGGTTTTTAAATCTACGATTCGATTCTTACCCAATACATCTGCTTTACCTCTAAAAGGGAATCCCATAATATCGCCAATCATCGGAACTTCAAACTCGCAGTCTCTGATTAACTCCACAGCTTTAGTGTTTCTTAAAAACGCATCAGCTATCCTCTCTGCGTCTTTCTTCTCGGTCATAGTAAATACCTTACCATGCTCTTCTTTAGCCTCTCTGTAAGCCTTAGTGTTCTTTGAAGCTACATCTACAAACACTTGAGAAGAAAACACTTCAGGTTCTAAGATAGCGGTATGGAATAACCAACCATCTCTTAGTGCTTGGCTTTCGTCATTACCGTACTGAGTAACGAACTTGTACGTTTTAGGGGAGTCTAATAAGAGTTTTAGTGATGAAGAACTAAGAGCAGCTTGTGAAAGATACCCGTAATAAAAGTTATCGTCTCTCATTGTTTCAATCAGTTCGGCTTTATCCCAAGTCGTACCGTCAAGTAATACAATCTCATCCATTTGTAAATCGTTTAATAGTTTGCTTTGCTTTGTTCCACCAATCTAACTGATGGTACTCCCACTCCGATGAGGTGTAGGCTTCGATTCTCTCAACACCGTTTCTTTTGGTGCTTGTTACAATTAGTCCTGTCTTTAGTTTTTTCATTTTTCGGTGTCTTTGTTGGTAATATTGAAGTCCACGTCTTCGTAGCCTTCGAGTTTGTCTTTAAGTTCTCTGATTTCATCTTGTAGTCTTAGATTCTTAGTGTGTAAGTCTCTTACAATCGCACCGTAGTTCTCACGAGTGAGTTGCAGGTGGTTCACATAAAAAGCGATGTCAGTCATACACTTGCTCATCTTCTCGATGGTCTCGGTAGGCTTACGGCTTTTCTGCTCTTTGATTAACCCAAGAACATATAAGATGTCCTCGTGGTACTTAATGTCTTTGAATGATTCTAACTTGTCCATGCCCAAAGATAATCAACTTTAGTTAATAAACAAACTTTAGAGAAAAAAATTACAAGTGAACGTTTATGTTCATTGCGAGGTAGGTGTTTATCTTATTAAACAAGGTAATGTCCTGTATCATCTTACCGTCTGTATAATAGATAAAGAAGTGCGGTACGTTGAACTCTTCTTGGTATTTCTTTACCTGCTCTTGGTGTCTCTCTTTAGCTTTGTTCTGATAAGAACTGTTCATGTACCTATACGACTCAGGTTTGATTTGAATCCCGAATAGTAACTCATCATTGTAAGCCTCCCAATCGGTGCAGTAGTTCTCGTCTATGTCGTAAGGTGTTTTTCTGAACTCAAGGTTGGGGAAGAAGTTTTCTAATGTTTTGATGCACCTCAACTCGTAGACCATCCCGTTCCAAGTCTGACCCACTACCCTATGAAAGACATAATCAGCTGCGGTTTTAGTTACCATCTTGTAACTACTCTCTAAATACTTTACAGGCTGCATTAGTTTCTCCCTGTCGACTCTTGCTAAGTAATAACTCTCCCAATCCTGAGATTTGATATCTCCAATTACTGATTGGTAATAGTCGTCAAATATCTGCACACACTTACCCACCTTGTCCGAGCGAAAGAAAGCGTTAAGCGTTCGGTCTTTGTTTAGCTTCCGATATAGGTTGTTTGATATGGGTTGCTTGTATATTATTCCCATTGAGTGTTGCATACCGCAAAACGTTGGTCTGTATTAGGGAACTCACTAATCATAGTGTCATCCATCATGCAGCGTCTTACAAATTCTTTTTTCGATTCTGTTGGTTTTGGTTTAGGTAATGGCATTGTCTATAGTTAAAAGTGCTTGTGAAGGTTCTAATTCGTATATAGCTGTAGTCTTACCGAATAACGTGGTATCAGTCGTCAAAGTAGTTTCTTCTCCTACTATGATGTTATTGACCCAATACAAATAATTTAATTTAGGGTCTGAGTAGAAGTAGGCTTTAATCTCCTCTTTATCTGACATTAACTCCAAGTAATCTCTTTTTGTGATGTAAGGACTATGTGGTGCTTTTTCTACTCTTAGTATTAGGCTTACTGTTTTGCCTTTTGGTGTTAGCCCTTTTGCTTTGTTGTCTGACAGGCTCTTTAGATTCCACCCGTCCAAGTTCATTATCTGTACTATTGCTCTCTCGATGTTCATTTAATTTGTCTAATTTGTTGATTATCTCTTTTATGCTCGCAGGACACGCACAGGGAACTCTGTATTTATAATTCAAATACTTAGTCAGTAGTTCCGCCATCTTTACCCTTTGGTAATAACTAACGGTCTTATTAGGTCGTATTTCAAGCCACAGCTTGTAGTCTTCTTCATTCATATCTTAAAACTTTCAGTTTTCGCACTCCGATTTACAGGTTAGACAATTTAGCCAAATTTCTCTTTGCATACAGCCACAGTCTTCTTTACCAAACTTCTTTGCGATAAAGTAAGCAACTGAGTAAGCGTTACCAAAGGTTAATAGTTCGGTGATAGCGTGGACTATCGTTCCGAGTTTAATATAGCATCCTATTTTCATAATTCTAATTTACAAGCGATTATTTTATCTCCTTTTTTAATATTATCCTCAGCCCATAGCGGTTGAAGGTTTGTGTAATGACACAGTTCAATTAGTTCTTTTTCTGTTTTAGCAGAAGCCAATGGAATGATGTGGTCGATATGCCAATCTCCAAAGTTATCCCAAGACATACCCTCTTTAAATCCTGACTCTATGTGTTTAAATGCAGTTTGGTAATCACAACCTAACATCTCTTGAGTCTTAGTATTTTTATTCCACTTCTTGTTCCTAAAAGCCGTAGATGTTCTGTTACTTAAATTGTGTCTTAATTTAAATAACGGGTCTGATTCTCTTTTACTTTTTTTATAGACTCTTCTGTATTCGTTAAATCTTTCTCTGTTTTTATCCCTCCAATCTAAAGTTCTTTTAATGTGAGCCTCTTTGTTGTTGTCGTAATACATTTTTTTTAGAGAGTACTTACATTCCTTGCAAATAGATTGCAGACCATCTTTCGACAGAGACCTTTTGAAGAAATCATCAGGATGCTTTTCGATATTACAATTTGGGCAGGTCTTCACAGTTTTGACTTTAAATGCTTCTTTACCTTCCTATAAGTATTGTAAAGCGAGTAATAAGAAATATTAGTCTTACGGCTTAACTCTGAAATACTTTCTCCGTTCTCGATTATCTCGTAGACTTTCCTATCGTACCAATAGAGTTCTAATAGTGCCTCTAATACCTTTTCGTATTTCTTCTCGTACTCCACGTCTTCTGAGTCTTCTATTTGGATTTCTAACTCGTCAATACCTATTAGACCCGTTTTACTTTCCTTTCGCTTATAATCCAAAAAGATAGTCGTCAGGGTTCTGAAAATATAGAAATGATTAACGTCATCTCCATAAGTGATATCCTTACCGCCTTGAACTAATCTTCCTATCTTGAGATACATCTCTTGGACGATGTCCTCAGCGGTTTCAGGATTGCAACCAAAAGACTCTACAATTTGACACCAAGTCTTATGTTTCTTATAGATTTTCTCTAAGACCTCCATACATCGACAATCAGCCCAACAAATAAAAATAATAGCTGATGTCTTCCGTAATTGTCTTCTTGTTCTTCGTCAAAGTCGTCTTCTAAGTCAGGGGCATAGTATAGATACCCCAAAGCCACCCCATACAAAGGAGCGATTTGAAAATGTAAGTTGTAGTTACCGATTGAAATTGTCATTTTTGAGTTTTTAAATATTGAACTAAGTTTTTGCCATCTATCTCATATCCTACGTTGTTCTTTACAGACCTTAATCTTATGGGTTCGTCCATCATTGTGGGCTTACCGCCCGTGTCGATGTCCTTTATTTTTTTGACGTGAATGTGTGAGTACATCCAATCCGTAGGGCTTGCGAGGTAACGGTGAATCACAAAGAACGAATCCGAGCGATTGACCCACTTCCCGCCACCTTCGATGTCCGAAGCCATTGGTGGTATAGGGTGTCCTGCGTATTCGTGTGAAGCTGCGTGTGTCTTTCTTAATGCTTCTGTATTAGCGTGTGCGTTTAACCATATCGAACAGTTTTGCTCTGTACAGAATTGTCGCATCTCAGTTGCTGCTAAATAGTCGTACTCGTGCTTTCCTAACTTTGCAGCCGAAGAGTCTATTACTAAACTGTTATACGGGTCTATCATAAAGCCGTTGTAGTCGTATTTATCTTTTATCTTTTTAGCTTCAGCCAACAAGGTCTTATAGGTGTAAAGGTCATTAGGGTCAATTATCTGAAATGATTGAGCGATTCTTATTAGTCTACTCTGCATTTCGTTTTCAGGTATTTTATTTATTACAAGACCTGTGTCAAACTCTAATAACTTTTTATATAACGAATAAGGTTTGTTTTCACTTGAGAATATAAGCCATCTTAAATTGTGCTTTAAAGTGTACAGATACATTAAATAAAGAACCGTCTGAGTCTTTCCCACGTTAGCG